CGGTGCCGTGCGTTCGGTTAGAACACCTGACGGAAACGCAGAAGCGCGCCTACATCATCGCCGACAACAAACTGGCGCTGAATGCCGGGTGGGATGATGAAATGCTGGCGTTGGAGTTTGAGGAATTGCGCGGCGAGGATTTTGATTTATCGCTGATTGGGTTTGATGCGGGGGATTTGTCCCGATTGATCCATGGAGTTAATTTCGAGCCGGGAACGGAAGCGGAACAAGGAAAACTCGATGAGCTTGCACCGCAGATTGTAGAATGCCCACACTGTGGTGAATCATTTAATGCAAGAGATAAGCAGTGAACAAGCCAGTTCTAAAAGTCGATTGGGCGACTTACGAGGCGGCAAAGTATGCGTGCGAGAAGTGGCATTACAGCCGATGCGTTCCTATGCTGCCTATCGTGAAAATAGGGGTCTGGGAGGATGAAAAGTTTGTCGGCGTTGTTCTTTTCTCTCGCGGCGCAAGTCCTGCGCTCGGGGCTGCATATGGCCTGTCGCAGTTGGAATGCTGCGAACTTACGCGCGTTGCACTTCGTTACCACAAAAACCCTGTGTCTCGAATAATCAGCATTGCAATTCGGTTTCTAAAGAAGTCCAACGATGGATTGCGTCTGATCGTCAGCTTTGCAGACCCGAGTCATGGGCATCACGGCGGGGTCTATCAAGCCGGCGGATGGATTTACTCGGGAGATTCTGACGAAAAAACTGATTTCATAGCACCAGGCGGCAAACGACTGCTCAGTCGTCAGGTGTCCGAATCAGGCTTCGTGCGTCAGTTTGGAAAGATGACTATGACACCAAAACGCAGCGAATGCACTCCCGTTCACTTGCCAGGGAAGCATCGCTATCTGATGCCTCTAGACCATGACATGCGCGCTAAAATCGCGCCACTGGCAAAGCCATATCCGAAATCAACGCGCGTCAAAAAGCAGGATTCCGAGTCCCCCTCGGAACTGGGCGGGGCAGTACCGACCGACGCGCTCCAGAATGCTGCGGCCGACTCCGCCGAATGACCGCAAAACTTGCCCACTGTCTCGACACATTCTGGAGCGCTGCCCGCCCTCGCCGCGCCCTGACTGTTAGCCAGTGGGCCGATGATCACCGTGTCTTGTCAGGAAAGCAGGCCGGAGAACGTGGCCGCTGGCGCACTTCCCGCAACCCGATTCTGCGCGAAATCATGGATTGCCTGTCGGCTTCCAGCCGCGTAACCGATATCTGGGTGATGAAGTCCTCGCAGGTCGGCGTCACCGAGGCCACCGTCAATTTCCTCGGCTACACCTTCGACCACGCACCCGCTCCGGTGATGGTACTCATGCCGACACTTGACGCCCGCGACGCATGGAAAGCTCAGAAGCTGAACCCGCTGCTGCTGGAGACGCCGGTTATCCGTGACTTGCTTGGCGGCCAGCGCTCGCGTGATTCGGCCAACTCGAAGGACATGATCGATTTCCCCGGCGGCGTTCTGTTTTTGTCAGGCGGCAACTCGCCGAACAGCTACGCACAGCGCTCCGTCCGTTACCTCATCATGGACGACCTAGACCGCTTTCCCGGAGAGGTTGGCGAGGAAGGTGACCCGGTATCCCTTGCGAAAGGCCGCACCAAGTCATTCGCCCGCCCGAAGCGGCTCTATATCAGCACCCCGACCGTTAAAGACGAATCACTGATCGAGCGCGGATATCTGGAGTCGGACCAGCGGCGCTATTTTGTGCCGTGCCCACGATGCGGAGAAACACAGGCGCTCGAATGGGGCGGCAGCGACGCGGCGCACGGCATCAAATGGCGAGGCGAAGGCGAAAACCTCGAAGCCTATTATGTGTGCATCGCCTGTAATGGCGAGATTTACGAACACAACAAGCCGGCGATGCTTTCAGCGGGCCGCTGGATATCCGGAAACCCGGAGCGCAGCACGCGGGGCTATCACATCAGCGCCCTCTATGCCCCTATCGGCTTGGGTCCGTCATGGTCCGATCTCGTCAAGGAGTGGCTGACAGCAGTCAAATCAACATCAACGTTGCGCACGTTCGTGAATACCCACCTTGGCGAAGTCTGGGAAGAACGTGGCGATCAGATAGACGCTACCGGCCTGATAACCAGGCTCGAAGAATACGACGAAAAGCCAAAAGCGCTTGCCCGCACCGCAGGCGTCGACGTACAGAAGGACCGGATTGAGGTCACCGTGGTCGATTGGGGAGACGGCGAAGAGGCGTGGACCATGGATCACATCATCATTCCCGGCGACACGGCACAGCCTGACGTGTGGATGCAACTCGACGGAGAATTGCGGTTCTGGGCGCCGGAAGTTGTCGCAATAGACAGCGGCTACAACACCAGCATGGTTTACGCCTTCTGCGAGCCGCGCCGATGGGCCGTAGCAGTCAAGGGTCGGGCCGGGCCGAACGTGCCGATTGTTGAAAATGAGAAAGCCCGTCGCCAGCGCCTGCGCGGACAGATCAAGCGGGGATTGACGGTGCATCTAATCGGCGACGATCAGGCAAAGGCGCTGATCTACAGCCGCCTGAAGATCATCACGCCCGGACCGGCGTATATACACTTCCCGAGCGATGCCAGCTTTGATGACGAATACTTCGCACAGCTCACCGCAGAAAAGCTGGTGACGAAGATGCGTGGCACCCGCCCCTACGCCGAGTGGGTGCAGACGCGCCCACGCAACGAAGCCTTGGACTGTTGGAAATACGCTCTGGCAGCCCTACGCCTGTCAGGAATCAACCTCGAATTGCGGGCTGCTGCAACTGTTTCAGAATCCGCGAGCGGCAAGAATTCGCCATCCGTACCGACAAACCTGCTCGCGTCCCGTGCGGCAGAACTCAATGAAAGGATTCGCGCCCGTGCAAGAAGATGACTTTATCGTGTCCGTTATCGACACTGTTTCGGAACACGTGACAATCCCCAAGCCCAAGCGCGCCGATATCGACAGATCACTGCGCCTGAATTGGGGTGGCATGCCAGTGTACATTGCCGTGCGCTCGCCGATGTTGCGAAAAGAAATCCGGGAGGCCGTTGGAACATACGAGGAAATCGCCAAGCGTTTCAGCGTCAACAAAACGACTGTCTGGCGAATCCGTAAAGGTCGATAGTTGCAATTCTTCGTGTATTTGCAATCGCCACATTGGCCACAATCACGACGGGCAGTACCTGGCGCATCGGAATAACGGGAAACAATGGCATATACCACGACACAGCTCGCGGCGATTGAGGCTGCAATCGCGACGGGTGAATTAACCGTCGAAATAGATAACCGGCGCGTCACCTATCGCTCTATCAGCGATTTGCTAAAGGCCAAGCGCGAAATAGAAGCCGGCTTGATTGCCGCTGCGACGATCGCGACGCCGGTCACACAGAGCTATGTTCAGCGGGTGCGGAATTGAACGCACTCGACAAACTGATCACCCTGTTCAGCCCGGAAGCCGGGTTGAAACGCCAGGTTGCCCGTGCTGCGATACAGCGCGCCGGCGCCCGTGCTGCGGACTCGCTGAACCTTCGAGCCTACGAAGGCGCGAAGACTGGCCGACGCACCGGAGGCTGGATCACCGGAGCCACGAGCGCGGATGCCGAAGTCGCTAGCAGCGCTGTCAAGCTGCGGGATCGCACCCGCTCACTGTGCCGGGACAACCCATACGCCAGCCGCGCCCGTGATGTGTACGTCGCGAATGTGGTTGGCACGGGAATCACCGTCAAGGCTGGCAGCGCGAAGGAAGCATTCGAGCAGTGGACCACAGAATGCGACGCCGATGGCATGCTGGACTTCTACGGCCTACAGGCCCTCGTTATGCGCTGCGTTTTCGAGTCTGGCGAATGCCTGATTCGCTACCGGGAACGCCGGCCAGAAGATGGGCTACTTGTCCCGCTGCAATTGCAGGTGCTTGAGCCGGACTATCTCGACGCCACCAAGACGGGAGCCGTCAACGGCGGCGGCTGGTTGATATCTGGGATTGAATACAACGCCATCGGCCAGCGCGTTGCCTATCACCTCCACAACCAGCACCCTGGCGACGTGGCGAACAGATCGAAGCCGCTGGAATCGAAACGGATCCCGGCCGATCAGGTATTGCATATCTTCGAGCGGTTGCGCCCCGGACAGTCTCGCGGCGTGCCGCGAATGTCCAGCATCCTGCTCAAGATGCGGGACCTTGACGACTACGAAGAGGCCGAGCTAGTCCGCAAGGGAATCGAGTCTTGTTTCTCGGCGATTGTCACCACCGAAGACAATGGCGTCAGCCTCTCCGAAGGCACAACTGATATCAACGGGAACCGGATCGAAACGCTTGGGGCGGGGCTAATCCAGTATCTCAAGCCAGGGCAGGATATCCGCTTCGGTGCGCCGGCCAATGGCGGCGATTACGGCGCATATACCAAGACGCAGCTACGGGCGATTGCTTCGGGCATCGGGATCACTTACGAGCAAATGACTGGCGATCTGTCGGACGTCAACTATTCATCAATTCGCGCCGGCCTCGTTGAATTTTACAAGACGGTCGACATGCTCCAGTGGCATGTGCTGGTCCCGATGATGTTGGCGCCGATCTGGAAACGCTGGGCAGAGACTGCATTCGCCGTCAAGGCTATCCGCACCCCTGCGCCGGCCATGGCCAAGTGGACTCCCCCGCGTCGGCAGTGGGTTGACCCGCTCAAAGACGTCAACGCGGCGCGTGCGGAAATTTCTGCTGGCATCACCAGCATTTCCGAAACCATCCGCGCTAGGGGCGAAGATCCTGACAAAATCTTCGCCGAGATTGCCGACGAGCGGAAACATCTTGAAACGCTCGGGATAACAGTCGACGTCATCGCCGTGCCGCCAGTCTCACCCGTTGATACTGCCGCCGCCAGCGCCGACACGCAGGCCAACGGCAAAGCGCTTGCCGAGATTGAACACCAGCGTGAAATCGCCGAAATCATGCAACGCCATCAAGAGCAGAACTCGGCGCGGCTTGAGGCGGGCGTATCGGCAATTGCTGCGGCGGTGCGTGAGCAACCATCCCACGTCATCAATGTTGCTGCCCCGATTGTCAATGTCGCACCGGCAGATGTTCGCGTCGACAACATCATCCCGGAGCAGCCCGCCCCGGTTGTCAATGTCGCCGCGCCTGCGGTACGAGTCGATAACCACGCCCCGGCCAATCCTGCTCCGGTCGTCAATGTCGCACAGCCGAATATCACCGTCGAAAATACCGTGATGCCGGCATCTGTCGAATTGACGCTCCCGGCACGCAAGACGGAAACAACCATCATTCGCGACAAGGCAGGAAACATTGCCCACGCCACCCAGATCGAAGAAGACGCCTAAAAAGGAAACCCAATGGCCGCAACAGTACAGCTAGTCGAAAAAAACGGAGCCGGTGGAACACAGACGGACAAGACGAGCGGGAATATCAGATTCAAGAATGCCGACAACAGCACCGTCGACACCAGCAACCCGATGGTGAAACCAGGCGCCGGCGTCGACTACTCGTTCGAGAAGTGGCTGCGAATGAACGTGTCTGGCGGCACCTACACAGAGATCACCAACGTCAAGGTCTATATGGACGGCGCGAATGGGCTTGGAACTGGCGTTACACTCTATGCCAAAGCAGTCACCGCCTATGCCACGCCGGCAGAAGCCACCGCGACGGCGGGCTATGCCGACGCATTCACGTACACCAGCGGATCCCCGCTTACCCTAGGTGCCGGCCCCTACACCAGCACCGGCGAGAAGGCTGATCACTGCGTCATGATGCTGACGGTAGGGACGACCGCATCGGGTGGAATCACGCCAAGCGAAACGTTGACGCTTTCTTGGGATGAAATATGACATTGGCATGAATAAAGTCCATGAAATCACCACCGACGCGGAAGGAAATCACGTCGGCACAGATGGCGATATAACAGTGTCGCTTGTCGGTGGCAGGATGTTCAAACGCCGCGCCATCAAAGGAGTCGGCACGGAAGGCGCGCAGGAAGTCTGCTGGCTTGTCTGTGAACTCGACGGCGTGCGCGTCTATCAGTCCGGGCGCAATGTAATCGTCAGCCGTGCTGACATCAATCCCTAGCGGCAATGAATGACACCTGGCGAGTAGATCTCTTTCGCGTAACCACGTTGCTCGACACGGTCCTGCAAGAGGTGAGTACGCTGCTTGAGAATGAGCGGGAGTATGTGAGGCGTATACCGGAGGACGTTGACGAGCTTGAGGTAACTGTCCGGATCATTAAACGCCCAATGTACGAGCTTGCTCATGGTCGCGTACTGCTGGTCGAAGCCATCGACCGATTCCGCTCAGCAGCCACCAAGGTGTAAAAATGAATGCCGATACGCGCACGCATGAATTGTTGGATTGTCGCCATGTGGTTGTGGCTGGCAGCGGGGGGGCATCCATACTCGTGGGTTCGTCGCTCTCACGCGTTCCGGGGGGTGATTCCGCACTTCGGGTACT